CATTAACAGTAATATCTTTGTTTGCAAAATCAAATGTCATAGTAGATGAAATACCACTAACAGTTCCAAATCCTATAGATTCTTTTGGATTAAAATAAACTATATCATTTACTCTAGATTCAAAATAATCTACAGATTTATTAATTGTAAAAGTATCTGGTAAAAATGATACTGTAAAAGGAACTGTATGTGCAAGGCCTGTGGTTCCTCTTTTCACTCTTAAAATATTAGCATTTTTGTAAATGTCCAATATTTGTAAAGTTTCGGTACCAATTGCAATACTACTTCCTACTGAAACTGATTCTGGAATTGAAGACACATATATTTCAGTGGTAAATCCAACAGTTGATGATGGTAGTATCGTAGAAATTCCAGATGCTTTGAAAGAAGTAACACCGACAGTATGATTACCGTTTAACTGAGATAATGTAGATGCAAATCCAGAAATTGATATAACATCTCCATCAGAAAAAGTATGGAATGGTAAGACTGTAAAATTTAAACTATTTGCATTTTTCCAATTAATTACTGTATTATTAAAAGTGGTTGTGGTAGTATTAATATCAACAATATCTTTACCTTTCAATGAGGTAACTCTTGATATTAGTCCAGTTCCTTCAGTATTGGTATTGTCAAAAGATAAACTAGTATTAACTTTATAATCATCACCAGATGAAATAATTACTAATTCATCAACACTTCCAGATGTAACTGATTTCATTACAATTTTTTGTTTTGAAATCTCATTAGTTTCTACTATAAAGTCATTATCAACATTTTTTTCAGAAATTTTATATGGAAAAGTATTTCTTATAAGATTCGATCCTTCAAAATTATATGATTGGTCAATATCTTGAAGAACTGGAACTGATCTATAAGAATCTCCAATAAAATAAGGAAATTCTGGTATATTTTGATCGGAATCACTTTTTATGGTTGCAAAATATGCATATATTCCATCAGGAAAATCAAATGTTTTTGTAAATCTACCATTGTTTCTATCTAAATCTCCTGTATTCGTAAATTGATAATCTTCAACAAAATATCCATCATCAAAACCTAATGGTCTATCAATAACTTTAGAAGAGTTTAAAGTGTATCCAGAACGCATACGTGTTGGAGTTAGTGCTATTCCTGGATTTGCATAACCAAAAGATCCATATATTGGATTTCCATCATAAGCCCATCCAATAATTGGTGAATGAGGGAGATCTATACTATCACCAAAATAATCTCTTAATGTTTGATCATATCCACAAACACTATATTGTAAATTATTGTTTTCATTAGAATTTAATAATATACCATCACCAAATTTATTTCTATTGTCAATAGTTAGTGATCTTATCTGATTTGATATGACAGCATTTTTTCCTGCAGCAACAACATTTATTGAAGTATCTGAAGAAGAATATCCAATTCCCGCATTAATAATTTCAACATCTGTAAGTTTTCCATTAGAAATTATAGGTCTTAGTTCTGCACCAGTTCCTGAACCAGAATTATCTATTATATTTAAATCAGGAGTAGAAAAATATTCACTACCATGAAATGAAACTGAAACAGCATCTATTCTTCCATTTACTACTGTGGGTTTTAATGAAGCATTTTTACCATTTTTTATGGAAATAATAGGATTTTTTTCAAAATTTATAATCGAAGATCCATAACCAGTTCCAGATTCATAGAGATAAGAATCAATAATACTACCTCTGATAACAGGAGTTAATTTAACTGATTTTTTAATTTGAGTATCAGTCCCAATTCCAAGAGGAACATAGTCTAAAGAAACTTCAATATCTGGATAAGAAAAATTGTGATTACCTGAACCAACTGAATTTAAAGATACGTAATTTTTTGATGTATAATTTGATGTTATAGTTCCTCCAACTCCAGCATCAGAAAGTCTGAATGAATTATCATCAATTTTTATAATTTGATATTGATTTGTAGTGGTTGTAATTCCAGTTGATGTGTTTAATCCACTTATCTTAGTTCCAGTCGTAGAATATATAATTTTCTCACCATTATTAAATCCATGATTATTAAATGTAACTTTATCATATTGAGTTGATATTCCAGTTGATTTAACAATTAATTTTCTATTTGTAAACAATCCACCATCAATTACACTAACATCAGAAACATATTTTTGATTTGGAAGTGTTGAAAATTTATGAATACCTCCAGCATTAGCAGTATTCAGTCCTACAACGTTTGTTTTAGAAATTGCATCATCAAAAGAAGTATATAATTTAACAGTTTTTTCATCAATAATCTCAACAAAATAACTTGCATTATCAACCAATGTTGATGTTCCAATACCTACAGAAACAGGTTTACTACCATCAGAATTATAAATTACTTCTTGACCAATTTCAAAAACATGGTCTGATAAAAATTGTATGGTATTTAATTCCTGACTTACTCCACCAAAACGATTAGTAGATAAACCACTAAACAAAACATCTCTAGATCTTCTTTGAATTATCGGTTCTAAAACTGCATTTCCATTACCACCAGTAACATTAATTGATATGACTTCATTGATATCAAAATTCTGTTGATCAACATAAACCTTTTTAATATCACCTTGAATTACAGGTTGAATTAATGCAGTTATTCCAAATCCAGAAGCAACTTCAATTTTTGGTAAATTTATAACATCATAATCAGAACCACCATTTAATAATTTTATTGAATCTATAGGGCCATAATATATTTTATCATTAGATTTATAATTGGTTATTTCAACACCATTAACCAATATACCAGTTGTTCCTACAACTGTTTTTGTTTGATTTCCTTTAGAAATATCTGGATTTATTGGAAACTTTTTAAGTAATTTTTGTGCTCCTATTTTTTCAAAACTTTGTGAAGTTAATATAAATTCATGGACAGCATTTGCATCCGATAGTTTTATATAATCAGAACTACCGATAAATGTTGGAGATGTATATAATTTAATTATTTTTTTATCACTAGAATCAACTTCCACAAAGTATATTCCATTATTTTCTAATCCACCATAAGGATCTCCTGAAGTTTTATAAAAAATTTCATCTCCATCTTGAAAAGGAACATTATTTTCAAATTTTATTGCAGCAAATTTATTAGGTTCTCCAGAAATTTCTTGAACTAATCCAAATCCTTCATGAGATAATGGTATAGAAACCTTATTAATTTCAAGGTTAATTGAATTTAAATATGGATATTCACGTTCATTACCATTTCCATCAACTTTTGCAGATGGTAATGAATTTGAAGCTACATAAAATGTTTCTTCATTTTCAATATATACGTTTTGTATATCTGATGTAATATCGTTATATTCTAATGGTTCTTTATTACTAATCGCAGTATTAATTTTTCTCCTTAAATCATATTCCTTGTTTAGCACAGGTGTATATTTAGAATTAAGACGAACTTGTTTATCTCCGACACCACTGTTATTATCATTAATAATAATAGCAAAAGCATCACCACCCTCAAATAGGACAATATTATTTGAAGATCTTTCAACTATTTCTACTGTATCTCCTTGTTTTAAACTAGATCTATCATAACTATCAAATAAATTGATTGATTGAGTTTCCTTACCAAACTCAGTGTCTTCTATTTTAATCTTATATCTTGTACTTGTATTATAAATCCAAGAATTTGCAAAAGTTTCTTTATATGTTTTATTACTAGAAGGATTTTTAATCAAATCTCCAAGATTTTTAACTGTTATTATTTCTCCCTCATCTACAGTTAAATTATCAGATACTTGTTCAAATTCTGATAAAACACCAGTCAATCTAAATTCTACTTTTTTAGTGGTATCTCCATCCTCATATCCAAAATAAGTATCATTATTACGTATATTATCAGTAGAATTAATTCCATTATCAATTCCAGTGCATCCAAAAAATTGATTTACACTTTTATTTGTGTAATTAATATTAGTATTACTACCCGATATTAAAGTTCCTGTTTGACCAAATCCTATGGTTGAATCTACTGTTATTACAGATGAACCTATAGAAACATTATTGAGTGATCTTGTTGATGGTGTAATTTTAAAATCACCTTGAATGGTGGATGCACTATTATCGTAACCAACAAAAAGAGAAATTTTAAAATATTGTTGAACTGATGTTAATGCAACTCCAATTCTACTAAATGGTTCTATTTCTGAAATAGCAGCATTGGTATTTAAATCAGAAGTTTTAAATAATGTCTGACCGACCAATTTTTTGGGATTTGGAGGGTCTTCATTTGGAGATCTTTCATTGACAACTTCTGCAACAACAACTTCACGTCTTAAATATTCTGCAGAAGATGGTTTAATTAGATAATCTTCTAAATTAATAATTTTAGGAGTTTCATTGTAAAGTACATTGAATAATATTCTAAAAGATTCATTCGTTCCTTTTGATTCATAAAAAGATCTAGATTCTTTTAGAAAGGCACCAACATTTAAAGTTGGAGTAAAATCTATATCTTCTAATCCTGGAACTAAATTAAATTTTAATTTTTTATAAAATTCTTTTAAGAATAAAGAGCTTAAATTTTGTATATGACTACCAGCAGAGTGTTCAGACGCTGTTGTGCTGGAAAATACTAATTCTTCATCATTTAATTCCTGATGATAACTTGTAATTCCACTAAATCCACGTTTACATCCTTCAAATGATAAATTATCAGATGAAATATTAGTATATGTAATTACCTCATCATCAATTTTTAATAGTCCATACTCTTGTGGAAATCCTTTTGTAGAACTAACAGTGACTACACCTACTGTTGAATCAATATCATATGATAAAGTAGTACTATCAACAATAACTTCAGGAATTAAATTATCTAAACTTAAATATTGATTTAAATTATCTGTAATATCAACTGGGCCACCTTGATATTCTTGTGAAATATAATATTGTTTTAAAAAATCTACCGTTTTAGGACTTTCACTCCTAATAAAATTTGGAAGTTGATTATCTATAATTTGTTGAATTTTAACTTTAGATTCAAAATCAGTTCTTATCATACTACTCTCGTATTAATTTTCCGTTAAGATAACTTGATGTGTAAAAATCTCTAATGAAGGAAGTTCCTGTTATTTCGTCACCTGAACTAATAACATCTCTTACCATATTTATTGTACTTTCTGAGATGCTAAAATTCAAATATAAATCTCTTAGACCAACAACATCATTAGATTCTGGAATTGCCTGTATCTCTACAACATCTGATCCATCTAATGTTGATGTAATATTCACGGTTGCCAACATAATTTCACCCTTAATATAATCAACTGTTCCCGCAGCTTTTGCAATAACATTAATTTCTCCAGTGTCTAAAACTTGAACCAAAGAAATAACTCCAGTTTTTAAACCTTGATCAGGAACATCAGTTATATAAACTGGTTTAGTTTGTCCAGAAATATAAAATCCTTTAGATTTTATATTATATCCTGCAGAATTTACATGAAATTGATTACCATAACATAATTCATACTGTGCAAATTGATTAAATGCGACTTTTAAATCTCTTCTTATTCTTACTTTAGTTATATTTGAGGATATTGCTACATTTGTCTTATCAATTACTTGTAAAACTTTACTATATTTAAATCTACCACCAAATTTGTTAACTTCTAAAGAATTTGCATATGAAGTTAAGGCATTTAATACAGAAGATTTTAAGGAATTCTCAGATGATACTTTTGTACTATTATAATACACCGAAGAATCAATTTCTACGTATAATACCTTTAAATCTGTTATTTTTTGATTAATTCCTGATATAGAATACTGTTTTAATTGCGATAAAATTCTAGATTTGTTAAAATCAGAAACAAAAGTTCCATTTTTTGGTTTTATACTAATAGATACCGTTCCAAATTCTGGTGGATCAAGCTCTTCACCACCAATAACGGCAACAGATTCAGTATCTGGATATATTCTTTTCACTATTGTCTCATAATCTCTGGATGTTACTGCTCTAAATTGAGAAGAATATATTTTTGGAGCAAAATATTTGATAGAATCGACATCTTCAATGTCAGAACCATTTTGGGATGTAATATTTGTTACAATAGAAGGTGCAGTAAACGAAAGTAATGGTGAATTTGAAATAATTTCTGGATTTTGTTCTAATATTTTACCAGCAAATGAAAAACTATCATTTTTACCTACACCATTTCCCTCTTTTCCGTCTGTAGTAATATATTTGACTGTTATTTTTGCTCCATTAGCTATTTTTTTACCAATTATTCCATCACCAAAAATTAATTCATACTTTTCATCTTGTACTTCTTGAAGTAAATATATTTCTGATGAAGAATCTACGTTTATTATATTGTCAACCAAGAAATATTCGATACCAAGACCGTCATCTTGATTAGTTGTATCATCAATATACACTTTTATTGTAGAAGTATCAATTCCAGGATTTTCTAATACAAATTTTTGATCTAAAGATGCTTCTTTTGTAAATTCTTTTGTCACTAAAGTGCCTTGTTTGACTAAAATATTTGAAAATTCTGCAGAATATGAACCATTTACATTTTTTATTGGTGATGACCAATTTTCTGAGGTAGAAAACACAAAAGATGTATTATTAGCGTCACCCACACATATTAAACCTGCAGATAATGTTGCATTAGGCACCCGATTCAGCATTTCTGCCGTAAAATCTGGAAAAGTTACGGTAAATGATATGTCTGCTGTGGCTGCAGTTTTAGAACGTGGTACATATCCAATATTTCTTGCCAATGAGACTACATTTTGACGTAATGTTGCCGATTCCAAGAAGGATTCGTTAACAATCATGTTGGAATTGAATGCCGTAATGTAAGTATTATATGCTAATGTGTCTATGAGTACTGAAAAATTAGATCCTTCAAAGTCAAAATCAGTAAAATCACTATTTGCACGAAGATAATCTTTAATAGATGTTTTTATCTGATCAAAATCAAGATTTGTAAATTTAGTAAATGGCATGTTATCTAGTTGCCTCTAGGAGGAAGGTATATTCTTGGGTTGGAAACTCTTGGCCAATAATATCGTATATAATAGTCACATTAAATGTATTGTTATCAGGTTGAGGATCTACTTCTACTTCAACATTTTCAATTCTTTCTTCAAAATTATTTAATGCAATTATAATTTGATCTCTGATATTGGATGCTGTACCAAAATCAACGAATTCAAATAAACTTTTATAGACATCAGAACCTAATATGGAATTAAAAAATCTTTCTGTGGGTATCGTTTGAACTATATTTCTTACAGATCTACGAATCGCATCTTCATTTTTTAATATTTTTAGGTCATTTGACACAGGATGTGGTTCAAAAGATAAACTAATATCTTTAAATGCCCTTGATATCCTAGAAATTGCCATATGAACAGAGTTTTTCTTTATTTATATGAGTATTACCCATAAAAAAAGGCACCCATTGTGGTGCCTTATGATTATTTACCCTGTCCTCTGTATCGTTTACGAGCCGAGTTACGAGAAGTTGCCGAGTATTTTGAGTGTTTTCCTCTTCCTTGACGAGATTTCTTGGGTGGAGACTGTATATTATTACCTCCACTCAGACCACCACTTGCTCTAATCATTTTCCTCCAAATAAATTTCAGTTTTAATTGTGTCTGGATGTGGAGAACCTGTCTGATAATACTCTATCGATAAGTTCTCCATAATATTAAAGTATTCCATTTGAGTTAAACTTGAGAATACTTCCTTTCCATCTATGGTTATTTTATATAACTCTTGTTTTTTCATGTCCTACTCGTATACGAGGGTCACACCAGATCTCAAAACCTGCTTCCTTCGCATCAAGACAGAAAGAAACGTCCTCACCGCACATGTCTTGCACCTCACCTGATTCAAAAACTTGCATCTTGGGTGCGAACCATGGATAAGGCATTCCTTCGTGTTCAAAAACTCCCTTCTTAATGAGTAACCATCCAAAACCAGTATAGTCTACTGTGAAAGGTTTGCGTCTCTTGGATATACTTTCGACGGTTTCGTGATTCATCACACCACCATTGTTACGAAAATCATCCTCTTCTAACCAATGTGCAACAGAGGTAGTCTTACCATCTTCGGTGGCATACCATCCTCCTGCAATATCTTTCTCCATTAATATTAATTGGAAAAACTTTTCACTATTGAAGACAATATCAGAATCAATCCATAATTGCCAGTCATAATTTAGTTTACCATCCCATGGAACTTGGTTTGGCCCTCTGAGAACATTTGCACCAAGACATTTACATCTTGCAAAGTTTACCATAGAACTGTAATCTTGTGAGATCTGTATACTTGCTCCACACTGAACTAAATCAAAACAAAGTTGTACAAAACTTTTTAGAAATTGATAAGAAACTCCTCTACCTGGTAGACAAAATACAATGGCTTTTCCTTTTACCATTGCTTTTGCATTTTCATAATCCCATTCAGGTGCCTTTTTCTTCTTCATCGGTGATTTTGCCTTCACCGTAAATCCTTTAGCCATAATCGAATTCGCTATGTTTTTTAATACTTAAGTAATCATATTATACTATATTATATATTGACTGTCAATAAGAACTTTCTTCTAGAGTTGTAATGTAATCTTTAGGGGTTTCCGTAATTTCTTCGTAGGTTATCTCTTCCTTCCAGTATGATGTATATAACTTATTCCATATTATATTAAACTCTTCTTCATTTAAATTTTTAAACAAACACTTATTATCTTCCAAATAGATGTGATATGTTTTTTTACTCATCTGCCTCTGTAATTATGATGTCCCCATTATCTATATTCCATTTTAATACAAGATCTTCGTACCAACCGTATTCATTAATAATTTCTTCGGGTATTGTTATATGATATCTGTCTGTGACTGGATCGATCTCTACAGTGGAAAAAATTTCATCAAAATTTTTTTTCATATTCTTGGAACCCTGTTTATGTTTTTATATAGCGAAAAAAAAATTTGTGTAAAGGGGAATTTATAGCTCGCTTGGGTAACACTTTGTAGGTTAGGGTAGTTACGCAATTTTAATATAAGGGGGGCATAACACCCCCCACTGTCTGATTTACGAACGATTGACCCTATGCATACTTGCTGCAAGGGTGTGGATTGCTAGGAGTGCAACCGAATGAAGCAAAAAATGCGTCCATCATTCCTCTGTTAACTTCGGGGTCATCAAAGTCAACTCCAGCAATGTGGTCTACTCCCCACTCTGCAACCTCAGTTATAAATGTCTCAAAGTCCTCACAGACATAGGCAACATTTTCAAAGTTGTCTACTTTTTGAATTCTTTCGATTAGTCTCTGTGTTTTTGTCATGTGGTGATGAACGATTGTTTATACTAATATTATATACCCCCACGCATAAAAACGTGAGGGTTCTGTAGTATTAATTTACAAACTCACTAAACGTCTTTTAATGCTTCTTTCAACCTGCCTAAGTGTGTTTACGTCGGAAGGTGATGCAGACGTATGGATCCTTAGGCCTGATTTATGGATCCATGTAAGATGCTTTCTCTTTCTATAAAGTGTGAACTGATAACGTTTCATAATCTTTTTCAGTTCGGAATTGTACTTGTTATAATTCATGATGCACGAAGAGGTAAGGGAACAAATCTGGTATTATGGAAGTTTGCATATGAGAAGGCACGACGATTGACTAACTTGAAATATCCAAACCGTGTTAACATCACATATCCTTCACCTTGTATTGGTTCGGGGTCACCCATCACGCAAGTTGAAAAATCTGCATTATCTCTACACTCATTTAATGCAATGTGCTTTATCTCTCTCACAGTATCCCACAACTCAATCAAGTTCGCATCACATAAACCCGCATCTTCAAAGTGAGTTGGTACAATGTCCTTACCCTCACGAATAAGATGGTTTAAATTGGTTTTAATTTTCTTTGCCGTGCTTTCATTTACAAAATCAACACGAGTGCTTAGACACCACGCATATTCAATCAAGTCAGCACAGACATGAAACGCATCTGCATTATCAGCAATATAGGCATCAGGTTGAATAAATTTAACTCTACTATTCTCTAACTTATCCAGTAGAGGCATTGCAATTGCATCAGATAAATCACTCACAGCAAAATATTTTGTGTGTGGTGCTATGATGATTTTCTCAGTGACGACCTCAGAAAACTTATAGGTTAGGGTATTTGGTCTGTAATTCTTAGCACCACCAAACCCAATAAAATCACCTTGATAGATGTTTTTAGTGATTGGAAGGTATGCCAGACACGACATTAAAATCTTAAGCAGTGTAGGTTTATGTGAATAATGCTTCTCAATATCCTCTGGAGTTTCACAGATTAAGATTTTCTTCTTATTGAAGACTGATTTTGTGCCAACAAACTGGCGACCAGTTGCAGGGTTACGACCCCAAATAATAGCGGGAGATCCATCAATTTTTAACGAAAGAATAAGAGGTAATAAAAAAGCATCTAATACAGATAAATCACCTGTTAAGATGCTGTCTTCTGGGTGTTCGATGTGTAAGTTTTTAGTCATAAAAACGAAGGTAAAAAAATGAAAAGGGACAGAGGGTGTACATATAGATGAGAATGATCAATTCTCAATATGTCCGTGTCCCATGTTTTAATAATAACAATAAAAAACCCCCGTGTGGGGGTTGAGTAGACACTTTGTCAACTGGTTGGGCTTGGTCAGGTTAATTGGATCTCATAGTCTATACTGGATATGCACCAACCCGCATTTGCGGTTATCTCTTCAACGAGGTCGTCCTCGTCATCTGCTTCCCATACACCAAGATTATCATTTATTATAAGTTGTTGGTCATCATGTGACACACTATAATAATCTGGCATATCGCTATTAAAGTCAAATTCGATGTTGGATACATAAAATTTCATGAAAATTCCCTAATGTAAAGTTCATAATTAATGATGTCATCTAATTCTACTGGAATATCCTCTTTAAGAATATTCCGTAGTTTAGCAGTAGATGATCTGCGAATTTCATCATGCGTTAATTCTAAGTTCATACTAGTGAATCAAGTCTGGATTGTGGTATTTCTTTAAATTCTGGTAGATCATCATGCCCATCTCTAAACCACTTGTTGATGTGACGTGATGTTGTAACTGACCAGTATTTTTCAGTTTTGACAAATCCTTCACCAAAGATGTATGCTGCAACGGGTGTGCGGTATGAAAACAAAATCCTTGCGTCTTTTGTTTCTACTTCGGTCATGTTTGATGCGATTGGTGTAAGTTGCATTAATGCTCCTTTTGTTTGTATACATCTATTATGACATTAAAAAACCCCCGTTAGGGGGTTGAGTAGACACTTTGCAAACTGGCCTTAATCTGCATTTAATGCGGATCTTCCACGCCATGCTCTAAAGGGGCGTTGAAGTTTTCGATGTTCTTGAGCAAACTCCTGTAAGAAGTAGTCAACTGTAAACTCATTCTCTGAACAGAATTTTTCAATTTCAGAATAGATTGAAGGATCGTAATTTCTCATGTGAAAATCAATAGGGTTAACGTTTGGAAATGAATTCATTTTAGTAATCAATCTTTGAGTTGAAGTACTCCTCAACATCAAATTTAGTTTCCTCATCATTGGGTGAAAATGCTTCTTCCATAAGTATGGAAAGTGCTTCTTCTTCAAACCTTGGATCAACGATCATAATAGAAAAATTGCTTTAACTCTTTAATAATAAACCCTATTTTGACAGAATAGGGAAACTGTGTGACACTTTTTAAACTGTCACCTCCTCAAACAATTTAAGTTGCTCTGTTATATGATTAAATTCTTTCGTATATTTTCTGTTTGTAGATAATATTGGAAAGTCATCAGTGCCAACATTAGACTCATGCCAATAAAATTCTCTGGTATGTATTACATATGGTTCAAATGTAATACTATTGACTTTATTGGAACGTGTAAATGTAGTTTCTTTGGCATCTTCCAGACTATCCGCTTCGATTTCATAGTAGGTTTCAATTACCTTCCGTGTTTTGATTTCGTAAAGTTTTTTCATTGGCATAAGTCATGAAAGCGATTGTTTGCAATTTCAATTTGTTTATCCTCATCAAGGTAAGGAAATGCTTCTTTTACGTCTTCAAAGATTTCTAAAAGCATGTCTTCGTGGTGTAGTGTACTCATTATGATAACTCCTTTATAAGTTCGTTCATTTCTCCAACATGTGCTTCGCCATAGTCTGCCCCGTCTGGAGTTGCATAAAACCCGCACATTACTTGCATCTGAAATAGAAATTCCATGTAGTCTTCACAAGTCTTTGCGATATTGTAAAGGCACTCTTCATTTTGGATCCACAAGGCACAGTTCCAAGTTGTCCAGTCTGCCCACCCGTTGTAAGTTTGATCTGTCATGAAAATTGGTTCTTTATGTACTCTTTTATAATACCAATAAAAAACCCCCGTTAGGGGGTTGAGTGTGCCACTAATAAAAGTGTCCTAATCGTATAATGGGTAACGGACTTCTTTTTCCACGGCATCCTTCATTACATCATACATATCAAATTCTGGATCTCCTAATTTGCAAGTTGATAGAATGTTAATGACTTCTTCCATAAGTCCGATAATCATTTTTTCTTTTGGTGTTGTTTTCATAAGTAGGATCTCCTTAATATGCGGATCTAAAAATTTGGTATATTATATCCTCAGTCTTCGTGAGAATATCTTCAGATCCATATACCTCGTTGAGAAATTCTGGATCATGATCCTTAAATTCACTCAGTGCACCGTCAATTAAAGACCACTGGTCATCCGTGAAAAAATCACGAACTAAATTAATATCCCTGTGGGAATATTCTTTACCGTTGATTGTTAAGAATGCATCCTTCATAAAAAATTGGTTCTTTATGTACTCTTTTATAATACCAATAAAAAACCCCCTAATGGGGGTTGAGTGTGACACTAATAAAAGTGTCCTAGTTTGGTAGATATCCTGCAAATTCCATGCCAGGCTCATCATAAAACCAACTAATTCCAACATCTGGAAAGTTTTCTTTTATCTTATCAAATACTCCATAAGGTGGGGCCCATGCTGTCATAAATCCAAACTCGGCCCAACCTTCATCAATATCGGCCGTGTGTTTGTCGCACATATCCCACTTTGTTCCCCAGTTATCGCAGCACCAGTGATACCAGCGATCATCATTTTTACCATCTGGAAAGTTGTAAGTTTCGCAAATGATTTCGCCTTTGTCGTTTTTGTGGACTTCCTTCACTGGAAGTTCACCTTTCTCATTCGGGATTGTTTTAAAATCAGGCATTGGGAAAATTTCATTAAATGGATTAGGCCCATCTAATATTTTAACTAACCTGTCAAACTGTTCAGTGTTTCCGTTGTCGGATAGATTAACACGATTGTTGCACCAATTTGGCATTTAATCTCCTGTAAGGTTTGAGTGTGGGGACTTAAAAGAATAAGAGCAAATCATTGATCTTCGCCCCACATTTATATAATAACAAAAAAAGCACCCAATGAGAGGGTGCATGTGCCAGTTTGTTAATTGGTTCGAGCCAGCACTAATTCATGATGAATTGAAAATAGTTCATGCATATCCACATCGCTCCAGTCTGTCCACTCACCCACATAGTCTCTCTGCTCATAAGCAACCGTATTATCAACATAAGTCGGTGCAGACTTGAAATTATTATTTGCATCTAACCAAAACGTTCTACCAAATAATTCTGATTGGATCATAAGAGAAAATGTAATTCACCCTTATAATATAATTCAGGATCCTGAAGAATGGGAAAACTATGTGCCAGTATATAAAGTGGTACACTAATTATTTAAATGTATACAAAATCGATTATAATAGAAGCATGAAAGATCGAGGGTACGATCTATAAAATCTTCGTCACTTCACCTGCGATAAAATAATAGTTGAGAATATTCTCAATAACAAACCCTTATTGAGAATGAATATAAGTCTTGTGCCAATTTATGGGCTGGTATAAAATTGAATTATTATATAATATCCGTGCTATAATATGATATGACAATGTACCATGCATATATCTCGTATTACATGTATAATATGTATATGTATCTAGTGCATAATGTACATGTGAATCTCGTACACATAATCTCGCATGTTATGCATAATGTAGGTATGCTAGCTCAGTGTAGTCATGTGTATCTCGTGCGTATTCCTCGTCGAGATCGTATGTATCTTGCATGTTATATGTATGAGAATTCTCGTCGAGATCATGTGTTGAGATCTCGTAGTCCCAAACGAATGTTGCGTCGTAATCGTTCATTTCTAGTCGAGAATTTGATTGTTATGTATATTATATAAGATCTCGTCGAGATTGTCAAGAGCCTTATAAGATCTCGACTAGATTTCATAATAATATATTTATACTACTTTTGCATTTTTGTGTAGTTTCCGTAACATTTTCCCGCCCTGTGGCTTGACAAACTGCGATCCTTATGCTACGCTCGCTTAGGTCACAAGGACTGGCTGGTTTACAGAACCATTATGAGAATAATAACACCTTATTGAGACGCAATAAGCACACCCTATTGAGAATGAGATAATAAACAGTTTTATATTTATAAAGCCATTTAAAACCTATTTTTAAACATATTATGTAACAGAGCTTGATACAAAATCCTACTGTGGGTCTCCATACCTTCCCTCCTGTGACTTATACATATCCACCATGAGTTTTTCCTTGCTTTCACTGTCCTCAGCCCACCGAATAATCGTGTCATCATTCTTATTCTTTCGTTTCTTTACAAATCTGAGATTTTTCCACTCAGTATCATAACATAACAGAAGAACATGAATTAATTTATGATTACGATCTATCTTTGTATATTCACAATGTGGTTTAGGTTTAGTTCCAAGCTCAATGGTAATATACCTTGCCACTGGTCTCCAATTAAACTTAGTCCTATATTCATTATCGGTGTCATCACATTTAAAGTAAACCCATCCCTCATGTTTCATTCCCAAATCCGTAGTCCAAATTACATAGTCATCGACTTCGGGTTCATACATTATGCCACTCTGAATACTTTAAGTCTCTCTGATGAAATACCATCATTCATGTATTCTTTTAATTGATTGTCACACTGTTCTTTGGTTAGATTGGTTGCTCTCTCATCAACAAGTTCCCATCCAGTTGTTCCCAGTTGTCTTACCTCATAGCGTTTGTTCTCAGTCATTGTATTCGTGTCCTCAATTGTGTGGATTATATTTGTTCATAGTATATATTATTACTATGAGTAAAATAAGTAAAATAGAAAAAAAAGTAATCATAATTAATCGTCTCCGTACCAATTGCCAGTTTTATCCCACATATACTCAAGATATAGGGGCCACTCACTGTCATATGCCTCAATTTCATGTGGTTGGATCGCATAATCTAGCTCGGTCACTCGAATACCATCCCAGATCATTCTACCACACTTATATTTTATCTGTCCTCTTACCATCTGTTTTAAATGCACAAGTTCATGTATAAGTGTAATGATATACCATGTTTCCGACATCCGAGATTGTAGATCAATTACAAAATCTCTGGGCCGATGAATATCACCGTACTCAGGACACACATCACAAAATCCAGTTCCATAATCATTCTTTAAATCATCATGTCTGATATCAATGTATAATTTGTGTTTTGGTAGAAACTTGGTTATAAACCAATCAACAACGTCTTTACAGAGTTGTTCACTGTAACCAATGCCAGAAGTTGTGAGAAAATACATGTTGACCAGTGTAGAAACCAGATGAAAGAAGAAATAAAAATAAGTTTTTCCTTCGCAGTCATATCTTTACTCATTATAACATACTCCACTCATGTTTGTCTACCTTACTCATCCTTACCCTCCAAATCAATTTTATCTGCTTCCGCAAAAATTTTAGTTAATTCCTTTACATCATTAATCAGATTTGAGTAATCCCAATGTTTTTCAATTTGTTGAGAAATGGTAGACACCTCATCAGGTGTCAGGCCTGGATAGAATTCTCTTACTGTTCGATCCACATTTAATTTGATTTTAAAACTCATTTAACTTTCTCCTTACATGTACATATTTTATGAA